ACTGGTACAGTACCATCAGCATTCATTCCGCCTTTGATCATAAGATCAGCGCGAGAAGATACAGAATAGTGTACATGTGCTTCAGCTCCTCCTACGAAGTTGTAGAATTCACGGAAACCGGTAGCTGTTACGATGTCAGAGAAACGCTCTCCGTATTCACCGCGCGCAGAACCTTTACGGAATAATTTAGTACCTGGTGCAACATAGTCAGCAGTAAGACCATAAGATGAGTCATTGTTAACTAATTGTACAGTGTACACAAAGCCATCACCTACTGGAACAATGTCATCAGCAGTAATGTACAATTCCGCACCGTTGTACTTGTCATAAGTGATGATATCACCATGTCCAAATTCACGACGTGAAATTTTAAGTTGGAAAGTAGTACCATCTACACCTAAGTTCTCAACTGCACCATCTCCGGTTTCTACTAGGTCAACAATGTAAGGAAGATCCATTACAATTGGCGTTTGCCATTTGTACTCTCCACGAGCATTGTCAACATTAATTACATTTTTTCCACCAAAGCTAGACATTTGGTAGAGTGGCATTTCGACCTTTTGTGCCATTGCCCAAAGATCAACTGGTCCTAAATCCATAGGTTCAGCGTTCTTAAGCATGTTCACTAAATGGTACGAATCCACGTGTGAGCTCGCAGCATACTGCGTGTCACGGAGGAATATCCCATTATTTAAAACGGGAGTCGTGTTGTTTAAAGCCATGTTTATTTATTTATTAAGGGTTAGTTATCGTTTAAAAAAGCTATCATTTCTAGGAATACGGCGTTGCATTTTCTCTTCGCTTTCAACTACTGGAGAACTTACAGTGCGTCGTGCTTCCTCGGTTTTCAATTGGCGCACAGTTTTTTCAACTTGTGCTTGTTTACCTTGGTCTTTAATCTTTGCTTTATATCCATCAGGATCTGAAAGCAACCATAAAGCCTCAGCAATTAAATCGTGTCTTGGTTCAACGTATTGGTATTTCTCCAATAAGTGACCAAGCATGTTTGTTGGTTTACCTGATATAGATGGGTAGTTAGGTTGTACAAGACCAGAGTATAACATACCTTGTGTCTTCTTATCTAATTTAACTCCACCTAAATCACCATTCTTTAAAGTATCATATACATTTTGCATGTAGACATTTGCAGCATTTTGTTGTTGCTTACGCATATGTTCTTGCTGTGCAAGTTTTTGCGCTACAACATGCTCCTGCATTTTATCCAACTTTGGCTTAAACTTAAGAGCTTTAGCTTGTAAGTCTCCGCGGTCACGCCATTCTTCAATTTCTTCTTCAATCTCTGAATCATTACCAAAGTTTGTAGCTCGAAGATATTCACGCACAATGTATTCTTGATCTCCTTTATCTCTAGGGTCCAATTGACGATGTTCTTCAACCTCGGCAAGGATTCTAAATAAACCTCTTAAATCTTCTCCACCATCTGCTACATATTTAGCAGCGGCTTGCAATTCTTCAGGAAGAGCTTCAAAAAATTCACGAGGTGTATCCTGGCGAACTTTGCTTTCTCTTTCATTAAAGTTTGCTTCAAGAAGTTCTTCAAAGTCTTTTAAAGTATATTCATCAAGAGACTTATCATCATCAAAAGGTACAATTTGTCCTTTTTCAATAAGCTTCTTAACTAATTCAGCTGTACCACTTTTATCAATTTTAGGACGTCCTGTTGCTTTTGGAGCATCATCCGCACCTTCATCTAATAGTGGTTCATCTAGGATATCATCTACTTCTGTTTTAGAAATAGGTTTTTCTCCATCTTCATCATCCGGGTTGTCAATGAACGAGGTGTCAAGTTTAGGATCCGAAAACACCGTCGGCTTTTTCTCCTCAGGAAGCATGATATTATCAGCTCCGGGGATTCCTAGTAATTCATCAAGATTCACATCAACTTGTGAAATCTCGGTAGTTTCTTTTTCTGTAGACATATTGTTGGTTTTTATTAAGGATGTCCTAGTATTAATATAGGCAAATCTATTTAAATAAATTTAATAAGTTTTCTTAAAATATAAATTCGGCCGCACTAGATAGCTAAACACTTATTTCTTCTTGTTTTCATTAGCTTTTTTCTTGATGTCAAACTTGTTTTTATTCTCCATTGCTATAGCTAATTGGTTATCAGATATCTGTTTTTGCACAGCTAACTTCTCGCGTTCAAGGTTCATTTTAGCTGCATCATTACGAGTACGGTTGCCTTCTTTCTCGCGTTGTAAGCCTATTGAATCTTGGTATTGTTCACTTTGTTGAATCTTTTCAAGCATATCTGCGTAATCACTTTGCATGTTTTGATTCATATCTTGCATAGAACCATAACCTGCAGCTTTGATCTCAGCCTCAACAATTCTAGATTGGCGATCCTTAGCATTCTCACTAGCCTCAAACTCCATCTTCTGGCGAGCTTCATCCTGTCTAGCTTTAATTGCTTGCTCTTGCATTTGCTGCTCTTGTTGCATTTGCTCTTGTCTTTGTCTCTCCATGCGCTCATCAGACTTCTTAAGAATTTGATCAACCTCAGCAATAGATTCAGCTTTCATGATATTACCTAGATCATAGATACTAGCACCTGAAGTATTATTCTGGATAGCTAATTGTTTAAGTTGTTCTAGAACAGCTCTATGATTAGCCTTAGTAGTACAGAAGATATTAAGATCTCGCATTAGAAGATCTGTACCATTCATTTCAAAGTTCTTTGTTTCTTCTGTATTAGTGATATATCTAAGACGCAATGACGGCTTAGTTGAGTGATAATGCTGTGCCAAGTCCGTGCGCATCTGGTGCACGCGAGGCATTAAGTAATCACTATGTTGTACAAATAACATTTCAGTTTGTGCATAAGATCCTGATACAGCTTGCTCAATACCGGTTGCTGTATTAGTTTGCCCAATCTGCTGACCCATACGTTGTGGTGTAATACCAATTACTTCAAACGCTTGTTGTTTAAAGTAATTAGCTAACTGGATACGAGTCATTAAACGGTTACTCTGCTCAAGGTCAAGCTTTTGATAATGCTGGAAAGCAAGTGGGTTTTCCGTATTAGTAATAGAAGTATCCAATGGTAACATCTGGAAGTTCTTCATTGCTACATACGCCTTGGCTAAGTTGTTCTTTCCCCAATCTTCTCCTAATGAGTGGCGAGGTAAAGAGTTTTGGTCTAACAAGATTACAGTACCAAGTTCATCTACAAGGATGTCCGCAATCTGGTTATTAACAATGTTATAACCAATTTGGTAAGGCTTCATCAAATCTACAAGAGCTACAGATCTTGTATTACGGTCTGAAAATACAGAGCCTTCTACAGGTAGCTTACAACCATACAATGAATTATCACCTTTAAATTGAAACTTCATAGGTGAAATAGCATTCTGGTTTATTCCTAAATATATAGGATTAATACCCCCAGGAGATTTAGTTCCCCAGAATGATGGATGATGTGGACCAATTTTAACTCCACCCCATACCTCATTAATCCAAATCCAATCAATGTGCTCACCAAATACTAAATTATCTTTAGTCTTGTTCTTTACAAGACGTGTATTATAAATAGGTTTATCTACAACCTTATAGTCTTCTGTGATAATATCTTGAAATACTGTACCATCATCATAGATTTTAGTTAAGTGTCCTACTTTTTTCTGTGACTTCCAATATGCTGTAGTAACACGTAGTAAGTTAACTTGTCCAAAATCATAAAAGTCTTCAGTATCACTCATGATCCAGTTTACAATATCACCTCCTACAAGAGTATTATCCCACATAGAAGTATATTGACGATATCCTAAAGATGGCATTTGCGTATTCCAATCATGTGATTTAGTACCATCATAGTAGGTACCATCATTTTGATAACCTTGAATAGGATAACCTGCTGAACGCACTGGGTAAATAGCCTCAAGACTTTCTACTTGATCTTGTGTCATTAACCAGCCAAATGCATCAATTGCATCTGCTACGGTCATCATATCAAACTTACCTACCCAGCTAGCATCTGACATATAGCGTACTTCAGGTGACTTGTGGTAGAATGTTAATACCGGATTCCATAACTCAATGTTATAGTCATCTTCCATCATCTTAAAGTGCCAGAACTCGCGGTCTGTAATTAACATATCACGGAATCCACGCTCCTCTAACTCATCCATTTTAAAGCGCTCGGTATCAACTGAAAGCTGATGCTCAGCCCATTGTTCTACCATTGACTTATATGTCTTGCTAAAGTAACTTTGAATTTCAGGAAGAGACTTAATGCTCTCAGGACTCATAGCTTGTTGATACTCTTCACTATCTGGGGCTTTTCCCATCTCAGATAATGTCATCATCATTGTCTGCTCAGCGTCTGCAATAATTGCTTTTTCTAACTCAGCACGCTTAAGCTCTAACATCTCATTGTAAGAGTTATCATCTACTCCTCTAAATGTAACACGAGTATTGCGTTTAGCAAACTCTGCTACAAGTGTATTAACCACATTAGGAATAATAGGATAAAACTTAAGTTCTAATGCGGATACATCCTCCTTTGTAAGGGTATCTATAAGGTCCGCGTATTCATTATCTTCCTCTACGATATAATCCGTTTTATCTATAATACCTTTTGCAAGCTTATAGTTCTTCATAAAACGACGGGCGTTTCTACGCACTACGCGCAAGCCCTGCCACTCTAGCCAGTCTAAATTCCAGTTTGACCAATCCTTATCTTTTTTCTCTTTAGATAAAAATTGCAATGGCTGATTAAGAGTACCCATTTTGTTGTACTCCACTTTGGCACCAGCCTTAACCTGCATGGCATTATATATTTCCATAGCTTATCTTAAATTTTTAAATGCGTTTCTTGGCATTTTCATGCCCTCAAAGGTATGACCCCCATTGCCAATGTGACGAAAAGGGCTCTTATTTAATTTACTGAATTTATCGCGGTTATCCAAGTTTTTTGCAAATCCAGTCTCCTCATAACGTTTTTTATAACCCCTATTTGCTTGCTGCACTTTAGCAAAAGCAATTAATGCTGCAAATGATACAAGCCTATCGACATTGACGCCGTCACGGTATGCTTGCATTTCCTTCATTAGCATGATGTCTGGAATACGCTCAATACCATAAGTTGTTTTAATTACTTTACCATCATCTGTAGTTTCTTGGTGCAATTCTTCTCGTATGAATTCAATTGCATAACTTATCATATGACTCTTAAATAATGTACCTGTATTTCTCCAACCATATTCTTGGAATACATTAGCATTAGCACCAATATCTTTTAAAAATAAAATCTGAGATCTGGGTACAAGATAGCGTTGTTTTTTTCTATGAATCATATGTTGAATAAATAAACTAATATTATTTTCAACAATTGTCCATGCGTTATACCACTCAACAATCATCTCAAGACGCTCGTGAGTTTTAACTATATCATCAAAGCGGCCACACCATGCAGCTACTATTTTATCATGTTCAATAAAGGTCTCAACTTTTTCACCATCATTGCGAGTTACTTCAACTGGAGCTTTATATACATAGATGGAACACAGTGATTCTGAGGTAGTTGTCTTACCTTCACCCACGGGGTCAATGCTTGCATAGTACATCCCAAACTCAGGATCTTTAACTGGACGTTCATATACTACAAGTACTCCTGTTTTATCCTCAGTATTTTTTGTAATAGGAAATTCTATGATAGGTAACTTATTAGTTTCACTAACTGTTACTTCACCTTTATCATTTCTGTGAATATCTAAGAACTCATATGGATATTGTTTATCTTCTATTCTTCTTACTTGTGCAGTTACTAAGTGAGATGGAAATACAGATACAGTTCTAAAGTCAAATGCTTCTTTGATATTCCTAGGGTGCTGAGATATACGGAGTTGATACTCTTGGGGATCAAGTTCTCGTTTCCAATCAGCAAATTGCTCATCTAATGCTTTTAATGCTTCTTCTACTTTAGAATTACCGTATTGATCAATAAACGGTGGCATTGACCATTGCTCAGGAATAAACAAACCTGTCCTACTTATAACGCCTGTTTCATCTATTAAATTAGATTCTACTGAGTATATATCATTCGCGTCCGGGCGCGTAATCATTTTCTTTAATGGTTCACATTGAGATAAATCACCCACAGATCCAGCAGCAATGAACATACCTGTAGTCATAAAACCTGATTTCATAGCAGGACGGATATACTCAAATGTTGTATCCATCTTAGGAGCAATACCAGCTTCTTCGTGAAAGAAGTACTTACATGGTCCCCCTACACCATTGGTAGGATCCTTCTCAAATGACATCCCTTGTAATACACCTTTAAGACCTACTTCTGATTTACGCTTATTCACAGGGTCCACCATCTCAATCTTCTGCTGCCACATCATAACCTTATTAGGGTTCATAGGGCGGTACCATGCAGTATGCTTATTTAAGAAAGCCTCATATTCATTTAAGAACTTCCAAGTACCTTTCTCATTAATATAGTCTTTAAGACTTGCACCCATCTTAAGGGTAACCCCTTCTTCAAACCAGATCTGATTGATTAGTTTACCAGCATGGTAATATGATGATGCAATCTGACGTTTCTTTAAAATAGCGGCATGTCTATAATTTAGTTCAGATAAACATTCATATAATGCCATGTGGTATTGCGCATCACGAATATCAGCAAAGCCAAATTTTTGAATCTCCTTATTAAATATAGGTAGGAAGTTTAGCCACATGTAGTAGTCTCGGGGTATGTACCACGCGTTCCCATTACTTTTATATATTACACCAGTTTTACATTTATTCTTTTGGTCATTCCAGTATAGAATAAAATCCTTAGTTCCTTGAGGAGCTTTACAGTAAAAGTTAAACTCATTAAAATGTCTAGCTTGTTCATTAAACATTTTGCTAGTTTCATCAAATTCATATTGACCAGGTTCCTTAAATATACTAAGTACAAAATCTTTAAAATCATCACGAGTAGGAAAGGTAGTCAGTAACCACTCTCCATTCTCCCATGTAGGAATTTCTATATTAGTTTGTTGAAGCATTAATATTCATTTAAAAGTCTTAGGACTTCATTAAGAGCTTCATGTCTATGGTTATCCTTTAGGACAACTTTATTCACCCATTGTGATTTTTCTAGTTTAGGAACTTCGTGAATAGCAGAGTCATTCTTAAACTTTAAATCTATTTGGTGATTGTCCCCTGTAAATATCATTAATGAGCCTTTACCCAATCTACCTAAGCACATCTGCAACTGAGGTTTGGTTAAGTTTTGACACT